CTTGCTGATGTCACGCATTGGCATAGACTTCTCTTGAATAGTTCTCATCAAGCTAGTAACGCCACGGTCTGACAAGAACAACAGGTCTGATCCAGTATTCTGCACAGAGTCTCTAGCAACACAGCCTATACCAACAATTGTATCTGACAACTGCATAGTAGCTGGTGAGCTTGCACCTGAGTACACAAGGATAGAGCGCCGCCCAAAGATGATTAAGAAGTCGTTGTGTGAAGCCAGTGCCACAACTTCATCGTTATTGTTGGGCCATACAGTTGTTAGGTTTATACTGCCTGAAGAGCCTCCACTAAACTGAACACCAAGTAACAAGTCACTCCACTGAACAGTGTGTTTATCAGTGCCTGTATCAGCAATCCACAACCTACCATAAGCAGCTAGTGCTTCATTAGCAAACAGAGGAGTACCTGTAGAGTGTGCGTGGTTAGAGAAAGTCTCAAGAACTGGAGAGCCTTCGTGGTCTGTAAAAACTAATGGTTCGTGATCGCGTTGAAAGAAGTAAGCGTGGTCGTTCTGACACACTACTTTCCAGTTATTACCAGTAGGAGTATAACCAACGGGAGTGATGTCAACTAAAGTATCTGTACCCAAGAATATCTTATTGTTACCGGCAGAGAAAACTCTAATGTCACCGCTAGTGTCTTTGCACTCAGCAACCATTTCAATACCACGAGAAGAACCTAGAAGACCAGCACCATTAGTTGATACTTCTTGCCAGCCTTTTCTTGCACCAATACGACCTAGCTTGTCAATAACACAGTTGTCCGCTACAGATGCAAAAGCAGGGTCAAGACCAACAGGAGAGTCCTGCGTGTTTAAACCCATAAAGCCCGGTGCAGATACTGTAATGTTCTGTAGTTGTTGAGCCATTATACAGTAGTCCAGATAGTCTCTTCAGGATGTTGTGACGCATCGATAGCAACAGCGTCTGCCAGTGTGTTATCTGCCAAAGCAAACAACTCTGCTGCACTAGTACCACCAGTCTCTCCTCGCTCTCTAGCAGCCAATGCTGTAGCAATCTGAATGACGGGAGACGATGGAACAAGCAGTCTGTCAGTGTCTTCTTCAAGGTCTGCTGTACGCAACACAACGTTAAAGCGTAGAGCATAGACACCGTCAGGCTTTGGATACAGGTCAACACCGTTGTCGCCATCAGCGTCTACGCCGTTAAAGCTGTAGAAGTGTGGTGGGCCAGTAGGGGCGTCTTCAACTAGGTAGGCGTTGTTCATCCAACTAGAGCCACGATACTGCATAAACCAGTTAGAGGTGTCGTTAATAACATCCAGTATCTTCATGCGGTTCTGTGAACCATTAAGCACATAGTTAAAAGCAGCGTCTGAAGTTGTAACAGTCAGCGTGGTACGTAGAGCTGTCCAGTCCCATGTATCTTCCACAGTTCTTTTAGCATCGTTAACAAACTCACCAACTAAACGTGAGTAGCTGTTCTGATCAATAGAAGCAACCTCATCCTCACGCAGTCTGCGTAGTACTTTGTTTACTAGTTGTAAATATGTCATTAGTAAGGAAACCTCTTTTGTGGTTGAGCGTTTGTTAACATTCCTTGACGTTCGTTTCCTAACGCTTGCTGTTGTAAGAACTGGTTCAATATATCAGCCCTTGCTGGTTGAGTTGTTTGTGCTTGTGGCGCTTGTAAAGCTACATAATCTAAAAGACGTTGTGTGTCTTCTGCTTTTGTCTTCATCTGGAACATATCACCGAACATAGAATCTGTGGTTCTGGTTGCAGAGAGACCAGCAGCTCCAGTAGTCCCTCTACTGACGCCAGTGCCTGTACCAGCTCCTTCGCCTGTACCATCTCCAGTGCCTGTCCCGTCTCCTGTGCCTACAGTACCTACAGTGCCTACGCCGCCTTCAGTACCTACACCGCCTTCAGTGCCTACAGTGCCTACACCACCTTCAGTGCTTACACCGCCTTCAGTGCCTACAGTTCCTACACCGCCTTCAGCGCCTACAGTGCCTACAGTGCCTGTACCGTCTCCTGTGCCTGTAAAAGTTTCATCAACTGACTCTTCAGTAAATATCTTTTCCCAGTCTAGTAAATCTTGTTCTTCGTCTTCTCCAGTTGCTGTGGCTTCCTTTGAATCAAGTGGCGGTGCAGCTTCTTCTGTAATAGGGCCATAAACATCTTCATAAGGAGTACCAGCACGTAACTCATCAATAAACTGACCACCCATCTTAATGTAGTCTTCTATTGAAAGCTCACCTTCTAATACTGCTTGATAAACTTGCTTAAGCAGTACATCTTCTTCTTTAACACCACCACCAGTATCTCCAGCACCAGCATCACCGCCAGCACCATCACCACCGCCACCACCACCAATGGTAACGTCTATTGGATCAACAACAAATTCTTCATCTGACGGAGGAACTGGATATTCCTCAACAGGAGTCTCAGGCATTCCGGGAAGCTCTCCTGTAACATCAGTAATAGCTCCTGTTTCATCAGTAATGGCTGTTTCTGTTTCTTGTCTTACACGCGCTTCTTCAGCTAGTCGATCTGCTTCAGCTTGCTCCGCTGCTACTCTAGCTGCCTCTGCTTCGTCAGCTATCTCTTGTTGACGCGCTGCTTCTGCTGCTGCTTCTTTAGCTAATCTTTCTTGCTCTAAAGCCGCTGCTGCATCTTGTTCAGCCTGTGCTGCTGCTTCTGCATCTGCTGCTTCTTTAGCTGCTCTGTCAGCAGCTTCTTGTGCGGCTACCCTAGCTTCTTCTGCGGCTGTTGCAGCTTCTTCATTGGCTATACGTTGACGTTCAGCTTCGGCTGCTGCTTCTTTTTCTATGCGCTGTGTTTCATCTTCTGCTGCTTTCTTTTCTTCTACAGTTAAATAACCACCTCTCAAAACATTAAAAGCATCAATAGCAGCGTCTAAAGTTCCAGAGGTCTTAGCAGCTTCCACAGCTTGCTCACTCCAGTTAACAATCATGCCTTCAGGAACACCAGCTTTTTGTGACGCTTCCATCGCTGCTGCTAGTTCTGGGAAAGAATTTTTAGTCGCTGTTGACATTACATCGGCAAAAGTTGTTCTACCAGTAGCCATACCTGTAATATCTGATAACGGCACACCAAACATTTCAGGAGCTATAGAAGTTGCTGCTAAAATAGAATTTTCTAAAGCTGTAGCTTGAGCAGCGGTTGTCACAGTTCCAGAAGCTATCGCACTTTCAACAGCAGCGTCTGCGGCTGCTTGGGCTTCTGCTGCCGGTACGCCTTCGAACACCCCAGACATATCTAAACCAGCACCAATAAGAGTTAGAACATCCGTTGGACTTAAACTCATACCTGATACAGCTTTTAAACCAGCAAGTACGGCGCTGCCTCCGGGGAAGAAAGCTGCTGCAATTCCAGCAATAGGATTAGATAATGCTTTCTCCATGTTGGACAATGGCGGGATATACTGCGTAGAGTACGTACCCGGAGCGCCTCCTACAACCCATTGACCTTCTGGGTCTTTCTTACCTGTTTCTTCTTTCAAGACGTTTATACCAGCGCCTTGCATTCCTGTGCCTAGTGTTAAGTAATAAGTTTTACCATTAATCTCTTTAGACAAGGGGATATTATTTTGTTCTAAATAATTAGTAAGACGCTCTTGCGCAGCTCCACCAGCAGCAGGATTAAATGCCTGTAAACCTGAAGCAGCTCTTTCAGGATTTCTATAAGCATTCTGCATGTTGTAAATAACAGTGTTAGAAGCAACAGAGTCTTTAATTTCTCCGTATTCTTTAGCATAGTTAGCTAAGGCTTCTTCTGGAGAGTCATACTTACCAGCTTCTCCATAAGTAGTTTCTTGTTGACCGCCTAATAGAACTAGGTTCTCACGAACTCCCGGAGGAAGCTGTGTGTTGTCTATTACTTCTCTAACATTGTCTGGCAAGTTAGCGTAGGCTTCTTCGTAAGCTGTTTTCTTTTCGTCTTCAGGCAGCGCTAAAACATTCTGTGTTTCTTTTAAAGTGGTGGGGAAGTTTTCTTCTGTAGAAAAAGAACCCTCAAACGGATCAGCATTTAAATCTACAACTTCTTCAGGCATAGGTGTAGTTTTGACAGGCTGTTTAGTGATAGGCGTAGGGGTTACTATAGGAGCTGGAGAAACAGGCTTAGAAGCCACTACAGGAGGCTTAACGACAGCAACTGGAGCAGAGCTAGTAAGCAATCCGGGAGGGACTACAGTTCCACGTCTGCCTGTAATGCCTTCTTTACTTATTGTAGTTCTAGCCATAGTTATTTTCTCATCTGCATTATTTTATC